CTACTTGGCAATCTGTTTATAATTTACCAAAGAAATGGTTTAGTAATTTTGGTATGATTATAGGTGACGAGGCTCATTTGTTTAAATCTGTGTCGCTCACAAAATTGATGACAAAATTAGAAAAGACCAAATACAGAGTTGGTCTAACAGGCACACTAGATGGTAGTAAAACACACAAGTTAGTATTAGAAGGTTTGTTTGGAGCTGTTAATAAAGTTGTATCTACAAGCGAACTAATAGAAAGAGAACAATTAGCTGAACTAAAAATTATGTGTTTAATATTACAACACGATCAAACAGCCCGACATTTTTTAAAAGATAAAACATACCAAGAAGAAATGGATTACTTGGTATCTAATGAAAAAAGAAATAAATATATAAGAAACTTGGCGACTTCGCTAAATGGAAATACATTATGTTTATTTCAATATGTAGAAAAACATGGAAAGAATTTATATGAATCTATACGAGACAGAGCAACAGACAAACAAGTCTTCTACGTCTATGGAGGAGTTGACGCAGAACAACGAGAAAAGATTAGAGAGATCACAGAAAAATCTGACAACGCCATTATCGTGGCTTCCTATGGGACTTTCTCTACGGGCATTAATATACGGAACTTGCATAACATTATTTTTGCTAGTCCTTCTAAATCTCGTATAAGAAATTTACAAAGTATTGGAAGAGGATTAAGATTAAAAGATAATAACAGCGCAGCAACTTTATATGACATAGCTGATGATATTTCATATAATGGTAAAGAAAATTATACACTTCAACACTTTAAAGAAAGAATAAATATATACAATGGCGAAGACTTTAACTACGAAATTCATAACGTGGAGTTAATCAATGGTTCAAAAAACAACACCAAATCCAATTAAAATCATTAAGTTAATAAATGGTGATGATATAGTTTGTACATTACCAGCAGAACAACTAGGTGATAAATCGCCTTTGTTAAGACTTTCAAAACCATTACAAGTTAAATATATTCCACAGTTTACAGCTACAGGTTTAAAAGACTATGTTGCTCTTATCAAATGGAGCCCTTATACAAAAGACTTTATTTTAACTATTCCTAAAGATAAGATAATGACTATTGTAAATGCTAATGTAGATATGACTAAAAGTTACAATCATATGATGTTAAGTTATGAAAAATCAGAGCCTTTGGCTCAAAAAGAGAAACCTGCTGTATTTAAAAGAGAAAGATTAAGTGATGATGACAATGATAGAGTTAATGAAATATTTGATGAGTTTGAAGATGATGAGTTTATTCCTAAAAAGACTTTACACTAATAGACTCTATCCTCTGCCATCGCTCTACAAGCTCTATTATACACAAAAGTTTGAAAAAGTCAACGCTGATTTTGAGCTTAAAACATTGACAAAAAAGAGGATACCTAGTATATTATAATCATGGCAGCAAAAAAAGAACATTACGTTAATAATAAAGAATTTTTAGAGGCGATGAAAGCCTATAGAAAAAGTGTAAACAAAGCAAAAAGAGAAAAAAAAGAAAAGCCACCAGTAACTAATTATATTGGTAGTTGTTTTTTAAAGATAGCGAATCATCTATCATATAGACCTAATTTTATAAACTATACATTTAGGGACGATATGATTAGTGATGGTATTGAAAACTGTCTACAATATTTGGACAATTTTAATCCAGCTAAATCTAATAACCCTTTCGCATACTTTACTCAAATCATCTATTACGCATTTATAAGAAGAATACAAAAAGAAAAGAAACAAACAACAATTAAACATAAACTTATTATGGATAGTAATTATGATGATGTGGCTTTACAACCTGGTGATGACAGTGAATTTAAAAATCAATTTAGAGAGTTTTTACAAAAAAATCTAAAGATGGACGATACTCAACCTAAAAAAGTAGAAAAAAAGAAAAAGAAAACTAGAGTAAGAAAAGTATCATCTAAATTATTTCATTAAAACATGAAAATAGCTTTATTAAACGATACGCACTTTGGTGCGAGGAATGATAGTCCAGCATTTTTGGATTATTTTATGCGATTCTATAATGAGATATTTTTTCCATATCTAAAAGAAAATAACATAACAACCCTTGTACATTTAGGTGATGTGGTAGATAGAAGAAAGTTTATTAACTTTAAAACAGCACATACATTTAGAGAACACTTTATGCACCGATTGTATAAAGAAGGTATTGATACTCATATTATATTGGGTAACCACGACACTTATTATAAAAACACAAATGAAGTAAATGCGATTAAAGAATTGTGCACAACGTATGACGGTATAAAAGAGCCTTGGATTTACGATAAGGCAATAACAAAAAATTTTGGCGGCACCGATATTTGTCTTATACCGTGGATATGTGACGATAACTATGAGCACTCTATTAACGAAATAGAAAATAGTAACGCACAAATAGCACTGGGTCATTTAGAAATAAAAGGTTTTGAAATGAACGCTGGTCATGTTAATATGCAAGGATTAGATAAGTCTATGTTTCGTAGATTTGAAAAAGTTATATCTGGTCACTTTCATAAAAAATCTGATGATGGCCAAGTTTATTATCTTGGCTCTCAATATGAAATTACTTGGTCAGATTATAAGTGTCCAAAAGGCTTTCATATATTAGATACAGAAACGAGAGAACTAACAAGAGTGCCTAATCCAATTAGAATACATAAGAAACTAATATATAATGATAAAGATAACGACTATGTAAACATGGACTTATCACATTTTAAAGACACATTTGTAAAAGTTTTTGTAACAAACAAAACCAACGAAGAAATGTTTAATAATCTAGTTGATAGACTACATAATACTATAGATACGCATGAAGTAAATATAATAGAAGATTTAAATACAGACATAACAGCATCTGTAAAAGATAACGTACTAGAACAAGGGGAAGATACACTTACTTTTTTAGGCAACTATGTAGAGCAAATAGATAGTGATTTAGATAAAAATAAGCTTAAAGAAGTTATGAAAGATTTATATACTGAAGCAAGTGAAAGATGATAAAATACTGTTTTGCACAACCACTTTATAATTCAAATTTTGATTCAAGTTTATTAGAATTTCAATATCGCACACATAAACAATGGGAAAGTAGTACCACTACTTCTTTTAAAAATTTTAATAATATATCAGAAAAAAGTCACAATATTTTAGTAAATGAGTTATTAAAATATACGAAACAAGTCATAACAAAAGAACATCAAATAAATTTGTATGAAATTTGGGCAAATGAATATATGGAAAAAGAGTTTCAGGAACCACACACTCACCCACGATCTCATTTTTCATTTACAATTATTCACAAGTGTCCAGAGGGAAGTGGTCGTTTAAAATTTTATAATCCATACGAACAATTAGAATATGCTCACGAGGATATATTTTTTAAGTTTGGCTTTAGTTTGTTTGAACCTTTACAAGAAGAAAATACAATTATAATATGGCCATCATATATGAAACATATGGTAACACCAGGAAACAACAAAACTAAAAGAATTACATACTCAGGTAATTTTAAAATAATATTATGATTTTATTTAAAAAAATAAAGTGGAAAAATTTTCTATCTACTGGAAACAACTTTGTTGAAATAGAACTAAACAAGTCACAAATGACTTTGATGATTGGTGCTAATGGCTCTGGTAAATCAACTATGTTAGACGCATTAACCTTTGCGTTATTTAATAGACCATTTAGACTAATAAAAAAAGAACAAATAGTAAACACCATAAACAATGGCGACACCAGAGTAGAGTTAGAGTTTCAAATAGGTACAAAAAACTTTAAAGTAATTAGATGTATCAAACCTACGGTATTTGAAATCTACTGTGATGGTGTATTACAAAACCAAGATGCATCTAGTGTAGATTATCAAAAGATATTAGAAGATCAAATATTAAGATTAAATTATAGAGCGTTTAAACAGATCGCTGTTTTAGGCTCATCATCTTATCAACCATTTATGCAGATGAGACCAAGACATAGACGAGAGGTTGTTGAAGAAATAT